CAACATCTATTACCTCATCTCCGTTTTTACGCATAGACTGTATTGTATTCCATACTCTCTGATGCTTTGAATCGTAAAAAACTTCTTCCTCTGGAATATATTCTCCGACTTTATCTATCACGCTATTATCTATTAGGATTTGACCTAATAATGTTTTCTCGGCTTCGGGAGCGTGTGCCGATATCTGCCTTGTATTTATTTCGCTAAATACCATTCATGTTCACCTTTTATTTTTCTACGTTTTATATTGTGTCCAAAAGACTTTAAAAATCCAATTTGAGCGTCAACAAAATATTCATTGTAAAGAATATTAGCTTGAGTTCTAGTGAGTTTTCCATAATCTGTCAGATGAGATAATAATATGTATGCGTTTGAAAAATCATCACAACTAATCAATCTAACACCTTTGTCATCTTTGCTACTATCTCGTGGTTAACGCCATACTTACCTTCCCATTTATTTTCGAAGGCGTTAATTTGTACTTTCTTACCGACTACATTTTCATCTAACAATGGTGGAAGCTCATAATAAACTTTTCCATCTTTCTTTATTTGTTTAAGCGGTATCTCTAGGCTTTCTAAAAACTTTTTATAGAATCTATTGCGCTTTGTCTCATCTCCCTTAAACCTAAATATACCAGAGTCTCTAATATCTTCACCTCCGCACTCAGGGTGTTCTTCTTCAATGGTATATATCATCCAATATATATCACATTGAACGCCTGTTCTTGTGGTTACATTCTGTTTAGTCTTTAGACCTGATATAACAGCTCTATATGTTCCGGGTTTTAGAGTAGATACGCTATCTTCTATATAGTAAGATTTTTTAGGTGAAGCGGAGTCCACTAAGTCATCTATAGCGCTCATTCTTCAACAGTAGCTTTAGATTTTAGTTCTTTTATTCTATCTATAGTCTTTAGATAGTTCTTGGAATTTACACCGCCATCTTTAATAGCTTTATCAACCATCTCTATATTTTCTGCGTCTAAACCATCCATCTCTTGCCTGACTATACTTTCCCAATCAACTGTTGTTTTACCGCTACCATTAAATTTAGCTTTCATTGTACTTACATATTTGTTGTCATCAAACAAACCCATAAATACATCAGCGTTAAATCCTAACTTCGACAAACCTTTTGTAAGAGCATCTGTAGCTACTTTTTTAGCAAAGTCGTCATCAATGCGATTGTTAGAATGGTATTTAATAGATGAATGTATAGGAATCTCTCCAAGTTCGCTTTCATATTTGTACCACAATGTAGCTTGGTACAGAACAAGACCTGAATCTTCATACTGTGCAAAGCGCTCATCTTTAACTCCCCAACCTATACCAAGCGGACCGAATTTTGCAGTAGCTTCGCGTACTTGGTATTGGGCTCCAATAGCGGTAAACCCGCCTCTTTGATTTACTTTTGTAGTGTAGCGTGGGTCTGTGTTTTCTACGCTAGACCAAAGTGATAGATTTTTACTCATTGTAATCTCTCTCTTTATTATCGTTAACAACTAATCCCGCAACAACATAGTATATATTTTTAACTTGCTGTTCGTTTAGGGTATTTACTAATTTTTGCGATATCCCCCTTTTAAGAAGGGTTTTTCTCATGATGTTTATATCATGGTCTTTAGAAGCTTTAAGAGGCTTTCTCATCGCTTATAGCCTCCACATACACTTTTATACTGACAATATGAACATTCCCATTCATAGGTAGGAGAAGCACCAATCTCTAGTTCCGGTGGTGTTTCACTACCAATTACTTTATCATGACACTCTTCCCAGTACGCTTCAGCTTTATCTAAATATACCATAGGTACATCAACCTCACGCATGTCAGAAGTATTTTTATTATAGTAGACTAATTTCATACCGCTTAACCTTCCGTAGTTTTCAAGATACCAAAGTCCATATGTAGCTAATTGCATCTCATACTGAACGGAAGGGTTATTATTTTTTGCCGCACCAAACATCTTTGTCCACTTAAAAGAATTGCATGTTTTTATGTCGTATAAAACATCATCATCAACTAGCGCTAGGTCTATGAAACCCCTAACATTGAATCTGTCCAAGAATAATTCTTTTTCTATGAATATAGGGCGAGCTTCTTGTTCAGCGTACATGCGGAGAGCTTCCTGTATGTCCTCATGTATAAGATTGCCCATTCTAAAAATGCGGAGTGTTTTATCATTAAAACCATCTCCTTCCATTTTAGCAACAGATGCATACCAATGCTTCCGCATACATAGACCAGAGCCAGATGAATGAAAGAACTGTTCCTTCCCGCTGTAGCGAGAAGATTGAGTCTTTTTATTTTCGTCAGTTAGATACTTGTTGTAAATTTCTTGTATTTTCATTAGATGTATTTAACTTGTTAAAAGCAGTAGAATTTTTAACGCATTTTTCTACAAGTGATGTTACTTTATCTTGTACGCTGGTATCTTCATATGCGCAGATAATCTTTAGTTGCTTATAAACATCCTCAGGGCATCTGAAAGAACATGTTTTAATCGCCGTTCTTTTTGTTTGTTTCATTTTGAACTCCATTTCGTTATTTGAAATTACCTTATTTAAAATCTTTTTCATAGTGTTTTTTTTAAAACATTTGAACTTCTATATATATATATAATATACCTATACGCTACTATAACTATACTATATAATAACTATTACTAATTATATTACTATATAATAACTAATACGCTAAAGCTACGCTATAGAAAAGGAACTCCTTATCGCGCTCACAGGGGCGAATTAAAGGAAAAAACTATAACGTAGCTTAACGTATTGTATTCATTACCAGATGTTGAATCCTCCGCTATTCTCACAGAAGTTAAGGAATCGCTTTACTTCATTTTCGTCAATATCATAATGACAGAAAAAAGCATTAACCTTACCAGCTCCATGACAAGCGTTACATCCTTTGCACTCTTTAGCCCACTTGTAACCAACTTGTGGGCTCGCTTCTTTATCCATAGACTTGACTAAAGATTCAACGGAATCTTTATCATCGCCATATTCCAGTCTATCATGGTGTTTTAACCATTCCTTTTTAGACTGCCATCCTTCCCATCCTTTACGAGTACCAGTTCCTTCGCAGATAGAACATGTTTCTTTTGGTGCCTGTTTTTTCATATCATTAAAAGCTTCAATGAAATGACTAACACCGCCATCATCAATAGCATCTTTTAAGCGTTTAGATATTAACTCACACTTTTTAGATGATATTTCTAGACCATCATTATATGTTCCACGCTCAACATCATCATCAGTAAGAATGTCATCACATATTTCAGTAATAAGCCCCCATAGAGGACGCCATCCCCATACATTACTACGGAAATAAGCGCCATCTATGCGGTTTACGGTCTCAAAATATGTAGACCATTCTTCTTTTGATGCGTCACTTGAGGGTTCATGGATGTCAACACCCGATGGCGATATACCATACAGGTCGAATCCCATAACTCAGAAGAACCTCACTTTCTCGCGGCTCTTAAAGTTGTAAACCCTTTCAAGTTCTCTGATATAATCAGAGGCTTGAGCGCACCTTGGAAAAGTGCCAGTGATTTTCAACTTCTTAAGCATCTGTTTATGGTTATAGTCTGGATGCGTAAGAATATCTACGAACGCAAGGCAAAACTTATACATTTTACAATGCGGTATGTATTCTTGCAAATCAGACAATGCACTTGCAGTTTCGTACGCATTATTGTAACCTGTACCAGGAAATTCACCTGATTTGAACGCAAGTTGGTCACTCACGTTACATTTTCCAAGCCACAATAGTATGCCAGTTGTTACTGATAAACCGAAGTTATCAATGTAACCAGCAAACGATTTGTACGGATTCAGCCCAAGCATTTGATACATATGCAGATAATCCCGCATATTCCATGCATTTTGCTGATTGTTTACAAGCGCTATTACTTCCAGGTCAATTTTACCTTTGACCATCACATACCATACAGGTATCTTTAGCTTCGCCGCAGCTACAAACCTGTGCTGTCCATCAATTATGTGATAATTACTTGTTACCACAATAGGAAAGCACCGCAGAAGGTTCTGCTTTTCAATAGACTTAACCAGATTCTCCACTTTATTCATACGGACATGGCGATTACCCTTTATCAGGGTAAATTTCGCGTAATCCGTAGAAGCGTGGATAGCATCGCCTACTTTAAAGTCGTCATCTTGTCCGACTTCATATACAGTACCATCTACGAGGGTTTGTTCAACGGCGGTACGTTTAGTAGTAGCCATTGTACTTCCTCTTCGCTTTTTTGTTAAGTTAGCTTAATCCTCTTGATTAAGCTTCGTATCTTTCATCGCTATTAGCAATAAAATCAATATCTTTAAATGACACATTACCATCTTCAACTTCAGATGTGAACTCTTGCGAAGATACCTTTTCACATCCATAAGATGCCAGTAGACTGCTAATCATATATGATATTTCATTATTAATATATGTTAACATTCCTTCCACTTCATAATTACGTCGCAATGAATAATGACAGAGAAAACCATATTTTTGTTGTATTGTATCACCATCGCCAAGTCCTTTTTTCAAAGCCATTACCATTATTGGCGGCATTAAACCAGTGTCTTCTTTGAATCTGGACGCAAACCGTTGCCACTCGCTCATCATTGTGACGCAAGCTGCTAGATTATAACTTGCCATTCCAAAGTAATCTCCAATCTTACCGCCTTTGTTTCTTATTGCTTTTTCGCTTAATACGAAAAATTCCTGCCAAGACTCAACGTCTTTGTCATCTACTGACGTTCTAACAATCTTTTGCAGAGCGCTAGACATTTTTAACGTTTCGTCTGCGAGAGTAGCGTCATCATCATCAGGATTGACGCTAACAAAGATGTTTGTATCTTCAGCTTTACTGAAGGCATCATCTTCATTTTTGATATGTGTCGCTAGCATAGCAAACTCCTTTTTGTTTTGTTTTGTTATTATTTAAGTTTTTTAGCGACTTTTATTAAATCTTCCGGTTCATCTATATTCTTAAACCAGTTTACTCTCATATTTTTATACATGTAATTAGATGTATTAGAGGTAGTTAAAAGAATGATATTATTTCTTTTCTGGTTTTCTTCAACAACCTCTGTAGAATCGCCATCTGTAAATATAATTATATTCCGATTTTCCAGATAACTCCAACGATGAGCGTTATTTAGCACATCATCCTTATTATAAATGTAATAAAAATCTTTATCACGCGGAGAATATGCCTTTATTATCCTTCCATTAGGTGCGTCATATAGTTCTATATCCCCAAATCTTGCGGCTATACTAGCAATCTGTGAATAAAAAGATGCCTGGTTTTCGCAACTTGGCGACGAATCTAACATAATAATTATTCTGTCTTTTTCAAGGCTCTTTTTACAGTGATTAATATTTTTGCGTGATACAACTCTTTCAGCAATCATCCTCTCGCACCAAAAATCATCGCCTTCTGTATCTTTTCCAAAGTTATCTTCGCCAAATTTATATATCATTCTAGCAAACGCTGATGACATTCTATTTAATTTACTATAGCTTGCGTCTAAACCCATAGATTCAGCTTCCCATAAATTAACTTTATTTGATTTTATCGCTACTGATAAGGTGTTAGAACTACTGTAAACCTCGCCATTTTCATAATAATCATCAATTTTCACGCGCTCTCCATCAGTTAATTGACTCCAAGAGATGTCATGATTTTTTCTATCCATTAAATCTCTATTCATTTTGCGCTGAGATTCATTTTGAACGCTATTAAATTTCTTATTAGATAAATTATTTTTTGATAAATTTTGTTTAAACGCCCTCTTCCCTGCCCGGGCAGAAAATTTAGACTTTATTCCATGAGCGGAAGCCCTGCTGGTACAAGACTTCCGCTTCGTAACGGTACTGTTTTTGTTAGTAGTACCGCTTTTACTGGGAGACACTGCGTTATCGGCGTGATTATTTTCCCAGTCACGCCAATTTCTGTTAATCTTGCTCAAAGCGTCTCCTGAACTTACGTAGTTCGTTAATCGCATTCCTGACATCTGATTTAAGTTCATCTGAATCATCGCTATAATAGTTATCATGTTTAAATACTCTGATAAAACATATGTAGCCAAATGATTCAATCATCATAAACCTTGAATCTGGCGATATCATTATTGATTTTCTGTAACTCCATGAGCGATTAGATAGTTTTGAAGAAACTTCTTTTATGTCCGCTTTAAAACAAGAGTAGAATGGTATCCTACCCAATCCTTTTAAAGCGTAATAAAATAGTTTTATATTTGGCATTGAATCAACGTATAACTTCGCATACGCCTTGCCAGTTTCTGAACCAGCATTACCAACTTCAAGAACTATACCGCTACCAGACATCACATATCCGCCATCAAATTCATTGAAATTAATAGACTTCAATAAATCACCTGACGCTTCTTCAAATCCATCATGCCCATGTTTGTAAAACGTAGAACATATAGACATATCGCAAAATCCGTTATGTTTAGACAATCTCTTTATCATCGCAGTTCCAAGGTCGCTAACAGCATTACCATTATCGAGTGTAGTGAGTAAGTATGATGTTATTTTACTTACATCTACTATTCCAGGTGATACGCCATTAAACTCTTTCCCTAAAACATTATAATGCTTATTGATTTTAAACAAAGGAATAATATTGCGTATTCCATTTGAACCAACAGGCACTATAACGCATAATCCATCTTCATGAGTCCATCTTAAATCAACATAACGGTCTGATTGGTGATTAAAGTACTTGCGAGCTATAATTTCGTCTTTAGAAGATTTATGAACTTCATATTTGCGAAATACAAGTCTGCGAGCCTCTTCACGCGAACATTCTTCGTATTTTAGCATGACTTCACCATCAATGTCTCTGTCGCTATTTTCCTTTTCCTCTACAAGATTATTAAACGATACGTAATTATGTACATCAATAGGTTTATCCATTATGATTGTATCGCCAATTACACTTGACCATTTAGGAAATTTTGCGTCATCCGCTATTTCCCTGGTCATTTGCACAACTGCGTCATAAGACCTATTGCTCTTCTTGAATACACCATATATACTTTCGCCTTCAGGTAGTTCTCCGCTATCATCAATATCTGTATTGAATTTCTGAAATTTGTATAGTTTCGGCATAAACCGCTCTATATCATTTTCATCATCAACTTCATTACAGTTTTCATATGCGGAACTATTAAGTTTCTTTACACCATTAGAACTGGCATAAATATCCTCAATATCTTTACCTTCAGCGTCTGCAAGTAATTCATGGTTTTCTGCGGTCTTGGTTATATACTGGTAAACTAATTCGTTCCAGTCTGAACCTTGACCAAGAAAATCAATAGCGTCAAGTAACTGACGTAACTCTTGTATTGTAGCTGGTTTGGGCATATCTGCAATTAAACAACGCTGATAAAGAGAGATAGCATTTGGAATGTTAGCATGTTTATCATGCGTGTTCTCTAATGCTTTTCTCACAAGTTTTGGATGTAGCGGCTCCATATCAATTTTAGGAAATCTTCGAAGCAGTGCCTCTGAAAAATCCCGCTCATCGTTAGCAGTGAAAAATATCATCAGATTATCAAGGTTCGCTTTTATCTCTTCCCCCGGAATTGACAGTCTACCATACTGCAGAAAATCTAACATGTAGCCATCTGCGCTTGGTCTTGTCTTATCCCATTCATCCAATACCAGAACTACTTTTTCTGTATTAGATGCAATTACCGCTTGATACACCTTGCCGTAAAGTATTTCTACTCCACTTCGTGTATCTTCGCTAGGAAAGATTCGCATCAATAGGTCATCTTCGCGAGTACCTGCTGAACACTGGTGAAAGAACATCTTACGATTCAGAACATCAGATAGTACATGCGGCAGATAAGATTTACCAGTACCTGCAGGTCCGTACAGAAATGCACCGCCAGTTGGCTTTGCAATCATAGAGGTAGCTACACGCGAAGCAAAGTCTACATCGCAGATGTATCCTTTTTCATTTAACCCTTTGTGTAGCGATTCTACGGATAGTTGTTCCGACATACGCTATTCCTTTTTCAGTTATTGTCTTGTTATCTCCGCTCATATCCTTCGTGAGAAGGGACTAAACGCGAAGCTATACTGTTTTTTGTAATATTAATTTAAATAAATCTTCTGAAAGTTCATTTATACTGATAAGAGTTTCTTCAGCGTCTTGAACATCTCCTGATATTAATTGCATATCATTTATAATCATTGATTTAAGTTCTGATTCTAAACTTTTACATGTTCCGCCTATATGTAGTATAAAAGCGACTTTCTCCATGCAACTATCCATTTTAGATTGCGCTTGTTCATGACTTTGACGCATAGAAATCTTTAGACTATCTAATTCTGAAGGTCTTTTAGCCAGTTCAGATGTATTTTCAATTATGTACTCCCATCGCTTTGTACTGCCGTTAATTATAGAGTGCATATCTGACCAGTCTTTAGTAACGCCTTCTATTTCACCAACTATCATTTCAAACGCTTTTACTGAAGGCATATCTTTTATGTTTTGCACTTCATTCATAGCGTGTCTCCTGGTTTGTTTGTGTTTACAAACTTTTTCTTTAAATATTCTGGTGATACAATCTCGCTTACTTTATCATAAGCATCATTATCTTCAGCGATTAGTTTACCACCTCGCTTTATAAATTGTTTATTAATAGACACCCAACAGTAAATCCCGCCATCCTTTACCAGTTCCATGACATTGTCAAAGAACTTTTCATTGGCTTCTATCTGGTATTTCTTTAGCATTATATTAGTGGCGTCATACTGTGGTTTGTGGGTATATGGAGGGATAGAGGAGAAAATAGCACAACGCCACATATCTTACTCGCTAATCTATAATAGATTGCGTACAGTTGTTCTTTGCTATGCTTATTTGCTTCGCTTTTACTTACATTAAATCTTTTGGCAAACCAGTCCGCTAATTGATATTTATGCTTATATGGACAGCGTGCATATCTCATGCGTCTATTACCTTGTTTAGTTTAGTTCTAAATTCTAATAAATCTATTTGTCCAGTATAAAATAAATCTAATAATGTTTCCGCTCGGTTTATTTTCCGCTTATACATTACCCTGTCTGTTATATATTTCTTGTCGCCGTTCTTATCTACAATCCAATTATTAGCGCACAATGTTACAAGTTTATCAGGAATATATCTTGCGTTTGGTATATTTTTATACTTATCTATACTTGGCGGTTTTACATCACTATTTATGGTACATGTGATGCTTTTTCTTTTATCGCCTGGATTATATGAGATGACTATTTTTTCTGTTGTAATTTTTCTTAATGCGCTATACTTTTTCACTAACGCATGGTATAAATCTTTACCGCCATGAGGTATAATATCGCTATAGGTCTCTTGGTTCTGGAGTGTGGCTTTTATATTTATTGAGTGTTTGCTGATGTTTAATATAATCATTTAATGTTTTTTTACTGTGTCTTGAAATAATGACAAAAAAAATGAGTGCCGATAAATTAATACCGACACTCATATACTAACTGTTGTTATTTGGTTTTAGTTTTCAGAGTCTCTTTAATGCTATTCTTAATAGCACTAACTTTATCTGCTTTCCATTGGTTTTTATTAGGCTCTATTATTCTACATAATAGACTCATTTCCACTAATTTACCGTCAGCATCTAAAGTATATCCTTTTCTCCCTTGTGGGCTGATATATTCTAGATTACTACGAAATGCTGAAGTTACCGAAGTATCAACCTTGGTGATAACTTCAGTGGTTGCTATATGGTTACGAACTCCATTAGGAAATTTCGCTCCCGTAGACTCCATGCTTTCTTTCATGGTCTGCCATTTTTTCTCGTCAAATTTACCATGATTATCTAAGCATGTCGCCTTTAGCATCTCTACTTGTTTATTAGTGTACTTAACCTCTACCAATGGAACTGTCCGGGTTTTATCCATAACTGTCTCCATATTCGTTTTGTTAGGGGTTATTTTCATATAAGAAATTATAAAGAATAAATGAGAATTCCTAAACATGTTTAAAAGTTTTGGTGTGTGGTCATAGATAGACCAAGCACACCGAAACAATAGTATATATTACTTTTGCTATAAACTATGAAAAGAAGTAGTAGAAGTAGACATAATATATATTATACGACATTCTGTATTATACATAAGGTTTATTATACGACATTTAGATAATAAATTATACCTCCCTCCCGCCCTAATAATTAATTCAACTAAAAAACCAAACGCCAAAACGGAACTATGGGGGTATCCACGATAATAAAAGGTAGACACACATAATAACTATATTTTTGAAATTTTTCGCTGTTTTTCAACCTTTTCTCTATTTTGCTTATTTTTCCATGTTAGACTCTATTTTCCACTTCTGCTAATATTTTTCTGGAAAATTCTAGAAATCTATAGTATACTTAGCGTATAGCGTAATAATATAGTAATAGTAATAATAATAGTAATAATAGAGTAATAGTATAGTACTATAGCGTATAGTAATATAGCGTATAGATATATAATATATATATATATATAATATACAAGAAATCAGCGATTTTTTTCTGCTTGATTTACATTATTTTTAGGGTGTAACTTACCTTTGTGCAAAAAAGTGATAAAAGAAGAATATTATACACTGCTAAAAAACATTGCTGTAACTGGTTTCACGGTAATTGCATTGGTGGCGTATTCTATATTCGGGATAATTCTCTCCATATGCTTATGGATGAGAAGTTGGCTGGCAAAAGTTGTGTTGCGCACAAAAAATGTAGATTTTTTCAAGAAGTAGTGATACCTGGGATAAAGGATGAATATTACAACATTTGATGCCGAGGCGTTTTTAGTGGATGCGGAGTCGTTTTTCTACTTACATTGCTGCGATTGTAACTTACGCCACTTAGTGGTGTTAGAAACTGTTGGAAATGGTTCTCGTGACTTTAAGGATAATGGTGGAATGGTTGCTATAGCAATGTCTCGTGATGATGAGGCTACGAAACTTTCTCGTAAAAAGGATAGTATTGTAGTATATAAGCGTAAACAGAAGGAAAAGAATGGCAAAAAGCAAAAAAAGTAGACGTAGAGCAATAATCATACCTGATGTTCATTTTCCGTTGCAGTGTGATGATGCTATAAATGTAGTCCTAGAAGCTATAAAACTAGTAAAACCTAATATTTTCGTATGTTTGGGCGATTTAGGAGAGTGGAAGAGCGTTTCACCTTTCAAATATAAGCGCAGAAAGCGTCCACCTCTAGAAATAGTGCTTAAAGATGTGGATAAGGATGCTAAAGCTGTAAACGAAGGACTTGATTTATTTGATAAAGTATTGAAATCAGTAAAATGTGATAAAAAGTACATGATTGAAGGAAACCATGATGATTGGCTAAATTCGTTTGTTGAGGAATATCCGTACTTACCACAGTATAAATTTAAAAATATCATGAATTTGGAGGATAGAGGGTACATTTACTACCCTTATGGTAAATTGTTACAGATAGGTAAATTGTTCTTTTATCATGGTGGACACTACTCTACGGTGTACCATACAAGGCAACATGCTATGAATTTAGGGAAAAATGTCCTATATGGGCATATGCATGATGTACAAAGAATTGGAGTAACGCACGTTGATGGAGCTCATCACGCGTTTAGTCTAGGTTGTTTAAAGGATATGTCCGCCGAAAAGAACCGGTGGTTAAGAAATAGGCAAATAAACTGGTCACATGCCTTTGCTGTGGTTGATTGGTTTGATAATGGAGATTTCAGGCTGGATGTTGTTGATATCCAAAATGGAAAAACGTTTCTATGGGGGAATATGATAGATGGAAACAAGAACCCGCGTCAGGGGGGTATTAGTCAAAATAAGACTATCAAGTAAGAACGGGAAGGGTAATGACGCGGTATCGCAAAGTTAAGAACATCATGCAGCCGTTATTTGAAAATGAGGACGAGTTTAGGAAGGTTTATCCTAAAGACAGTCTTGTTGGTGACTGGAGGGATGGAGAGCTCAATGATTGGATACTTACTGACGATAAACAGGTATGTAGGGTCATAAAGCGCGGAAAGTGCGAAGGTAGGGCTGATTACATTGTCACTGTGCTTGGTTCGTATTCTGTAGCAACAAAAGAGTTGCTTGCAGGGGATATGCCTAAAAACATCTACAGTTTCAGTAGAGACATGAGTAGAACCGTACATAGGCGCGAAAAGAAGAATATATCTCAAAATGAGATAATGTTTGCTAAATATGTAGCTCAAGGTGTTAAACCTGTAGAAGCCTACCTAAAAGTCTTTAAAACTAAAAATGAGAAGTATGCACAAACTCAGGCTACTTCTCTGTTAAAATCGGAGAGAGTTAGTAAATTGGTTAGTGAAGAAATAAAGAAGTCTCTAAGTAAAGTTGGTATAGATGAGGAATACCTGCTTAATAATGCTAAAACAATAGTAGATAACTTAGAATCTAAGGATTCTGATAAATTGCGAGCTTTAGATATGTTAATGCGTATTGCAGGTATGTTTCCGAAAGATACACAAAAAGAGTCTCTTACTGTATTTCAAGGTTTCAGTAATGAGCAATTGGAGCAATTGCGTGATGCTGAAGTAAAGATGATTGCTCATGGTGAAAAAGAAACAGTTTAGCGACATAGATATGGAGATGTTGCCGTTTTTCGAGACAAAACTTCGCAGTTGTGAGGTTTGCGATGAATATCTTACCGATAGAGATAAAATGGTAATATTTGATGATAGCGGTACAGCTACGTTATTTTCTTGTAGGTTTTGTAGTTCTGTTTATAGCGATAGCGATACTTTGGTAATTGTTAATGTTGGTAGTGGAGATATGGCTGGTGAATCTTAAAGTTTATTATCGAAAATCAGATTGGGTTACTACTACTAGTTGTAAAAAACACATTGTAAACTATATATTTAAAAATGCCGAACAAAAAAGCAAAAGAGAGAAAAAGAAAACGTAGAAAACTAAATGAGTATTTAAAGACTCATGGACGTACAAGAAATCAGGTGATGAAGCGTAGGAAGAAAGAAGAAGCTCAAAATAGTTGGTAAATGGAAAAAGAACTAACCAAAGAATTTAATATTGGCAAGTCTCCATCTCAGTTAAAGATTGACGACGAAGTTCTTTATAAGTCATATGGTGATTTGTTGTATTTTGGTAGGGCTTTCTTACCTAAGGATTTTTTAAATAAGAGCTCTTCCCCGCCATTTCACGAAGAAATAGCTAAAAAACTTATTTCATCAAAACCTGGTAGTAGGATATGTAATATATTGCCAAGGGGGTTTGGTAAGTCTATTTTAGCAAAAGCTGCTATAATGCATAAAATGCTATTTAATCCAAAAGATTCTAAACAATTTATAGGTTGGGTAGCTGAAGAGCAGGGTCAGGCTATTGACCATTTGAAATATATTAAGAGTCATTTTGAAATGAATCAAAATATTAAGTATTATTTTGGTGAATTAGCCGGTGATACGGTTGGGAATAGATGGACTGAGAAAGATATTGTAACTGCTAAGGGCGATAGAATTATAGCTAAAGGTACAACGCAAAGGCTGCGTGGTCGTACTGAAATAGATGTTCGTTATACCGGAATCATTTTAGATGATTTTGAGTCCGAATTAAATACCAAAACACCTGAACGTAGACAAGAAATTAAAAAATGGGTAGTATCTACGGTTTATCCTTCGTTGGAAGAATCTCCTGGCAATGAGGGGTGGATTTGGTTGAGTGGCACTATTGTTCACTATGATAGTTTTCTTCAGACTGTTGTGGATGGTAGTAAAGAAGCAGATAGGGATAATAGAGAATATCCGTGGGCTTTGCATTTTTATAGAGCCATAGAAGACGGTAAGGCAATATGGGAAGAACAGTTTTCGATAGATAAGTTAAAGACCAAGAAGCAAGAGTTCATAGAAGCTGGATTGGTTAATAAGTATGCACAGGAGTATATGAATGATGCAAGGGATACAAGTGAAGCGGCGTTTAAAATTGACCGCATACAATACCATACTGCAAGGTTCGAAACAATCGACAAGTTTCCGTATCTTCACATTGGAGATGATTTGGTTCCGGTTAACATTTATCTTGGAGTCGACTTGGCAGCAACAGCAACTTCAACGTCTGACTATCAAGCTATCTTGGTTTTGGCAGTTGATAAGGAAAAAAACAGGTATGTTTTGGAATATTTCCGTGAACGTATTCCCACGTTTGACGTTCCGAAAAAGATTCTTGAGATTGCCAATAAATATAGTCCGGTAAGGCGTGTAACGATAGAAACAGTAGCTTCTCAGGAGATGGCTAGGGATATGACATCAAGATTAGCAGCTAAGGATAGAAGGCTTATGCCTGGTATTTTCAAGGGAGTAAAACCACCTGCAGGTATAAGAAAACAAGATAGACTTGAGACATCTTTAGGGACTATAGTTAATTCAAAGAGACTTCATCTACGAAAAGATATGACTGAGTTGGTTGATGAGTTTTTTGAGCACCCATTCCAAAAAAATGATGATATAATGGATGCTTTGTACTATGCTGATTACTACTCTAAGCCACCTTCTAGTGGTAGAATGGACGCTGAAACCTTTGAAAAACGCTCAAAAAGTAGAGAAAACCGTGGTAGAGTGTATAATTGGATAACCGGAATGAGGATTTAGCGGAACTTTTTTTAAAAAATGAGTATTAACTATTGAAAAGTAAATTTA